GGTGGCCTGTTGTTCGTAGTGTGTGAAGAGCTTATAAAGGATGAGTATAAGAAAGAAGATGCTCCGAAGCTATGGGCAAAGTGGTTAGGTGACTACAAGCGTATGGAGAAAGCATTCGAGAACGATGTATGGAATGCCAATCAAAGTGGGTTATGTCGTAGGCACTGTATCGTAACTGAATGTGTACATAACGGTAGAAACTAATGCCATACAAGAATAAAGCTGATCGTAAGAAACAGACCAATCCCCCTTGCGGTAGTCCGGCGCATGAAGCACGTATGGAAAGACAGCGTGCAAGACGAGCGTTCGATAAGGCTAACGGCTACGCGAAGCGTAAGGGTAAAGACCTGAGTCACAAGAAGGCGTTAGCAAAAGGTGGCTCTAATAAGGATGGGTACTACGTGGAGTGTTCAAGTAAGAACCGCGCACGTAACGGTAAGACCAAGAAGAAATAAGTGTAGGTCGATGTGGTGGACGCTTGGTGTGATGCGTCATTAAACAAAGCGGTATGCCTTTGTATCCTCTGGGGCCGGTGGCGACACCAACCGTAAAAATCGCATTAGCTCACCTAAGGTTTAGTTGATACCTTGCATATGTCGGAGTTAGCCCCACCGGAGCGAAGGGGGCCACCAAATTCAAAGCGCGTTGTGGACACCCACTTCGTGCTATTTCGTATCGGAGCGATTAAATGCAGATAATTGATAATAAGGCGTTACTACTTAAACTACGTAACCCTTCGCAAGTGACAACGGTAATACCCAAGAGTAAAGACCTAGGCAACAACAAGGTGCTAGTTAGTTGGGGGTTAGAAGAAACACAGGTACTACGTAACCTAAATATAAACGTGCCCTCGCCTATACTATCTACCTACGATTGGACAGGTAAGTATCACCCCTTCGATCACCAGAAAGCTACAGCGGCTTTCCTGACACTAAATAAGAAAGCATTCTGCTTCAACGAGCAGGGTACTGGCAAGACAGCAAGCTCTATCTGGGCGGCTGATTACTTAATGAACATGGGCTTAGTCAAACGTGTTCTGGTTATATGTCCTCTATCTATTATGGACGCGGCATGGCGTAACGACTTGTTTAGCTTTGCTATGCATCGGTCGGTTGAGGTGGCGTACGGCGCGAAGGATAAACGTAAAGCGATAATCCAAGGGGACGCTGAGTTCGTTATCATCAACTACGATGGTGTAGCTATTGTAGAGGAAGCTATTGCTGATGGAGGGTTTGACCTAATCATTATTGATGAGGCTACCCACTATAAGAACCCACAGACTACTAGGTGGAAGACCTTAAACAGGATACTCAAACCTAGTACGTGGCTATGGATGATGACTGGCACGCCCGCCGCACAGAGTCCCACCGATGCGTATGGCATCGCCAAGTTAGTAAACCCAACGGCAGTGCCAAGGTTCTTTGGTTCTTTCCGAGACCAAGTGATGCGTAAGGTAACTAACTTTAAGTGGGTGCCTAAGGAGGATGCTACGGACACAGTGTATAACGTACTGCAACCTGCGATACGTTTCACAAAGGAAGAGTGCCTTGACCTACCAGACATGGTGTACGTACGGCGTGAGGTAGAACTTACTCGGCAGCAGAAGAAGTACTACAAAGAGTTGAAGAGTAAGATGGTCATGGAGGCGGCGGGGGAACAGATCACTGCGGCTAACGCGGCAGTCAACATGAATAAGCTGCTACAAATATCTGCGGGTGCTGTGTATACCGACCTAGGAGATTCGTTAGAGTTCGACATCAAGCATAGATACAAGGTACTACGTGAGGTAATTGATGAATCTAGTAAGAAGGTACTAGTGTTCGTACCGTTCAAGCACACCATCGACATGCTGAGAGAAACTACGTAAGGACAAGATAACCACCGAGGTAATACGTGGTGACGTACCTGCATCCAAGCGCACCGAGATATTTAAAAGATTCCAAGAGAGCGACGACCCTCAGGTACTAGTCATTCAACCTCAGTCTGCGGCACACGGTGTGACCCTAACTGCGGCGAATACAGTTGTGTGGTGGGGGCCAACAAGCTCACTAGAAACCTACGCACAAGCCAACGCACGTGTGCATAGATCAGGACAGGATCAGAAGTGTACGATCGTACAGTTAGCGGGTAGCCACGCAGAGAAACGCGTTTACGCTCTATTAGATAACAGAATAGACGTTCACACAAAGATGATTGATTTATACAAAGAAATACTTGACTAGCTAATGGATAGCTAATAAAGTGTACGACTCACCACGAACGGAGGTTATGATGAGCAACGCAGAGAAGCTGACGGAGGTGTATTTAAAGATAAAAGATAGACGTTCGGAATTATCAGCTAAGTTCAAAGAAGAAGACGGGAAGTTGGTAGAGCAGATGGATAAAGTCAAGAAGGCTTTGCTCGAATACTGTAAGGAACACGGTGTAGATAGTGTTAAGACCGGAGCAGGTTTGTTCTACCGATCTGCCAAGACTAGGTACTGGACTAACGATTGGGACTCTATGTATAAGTTTGTTTTAGAACACGAGGCGTTAGAGCTGTTCGATAAACGACTGAACCAGACACACGTAAAGCAGTTTCTGGAAGAGAATCCTGACCTACTACCTAAAGGTCTTAATGTAAATTCAGAATACGTAATATCAGTAAGGAAGAAATAATGGAAAAGAAATATGTATCAATCGAGGGGGTTGCCAAGTACTTCAGTATTTCAATATCAACCGCCCGATCTTGGATTCGTAAGGGAGAGATCCCTGCCAGTACTTATATAAAGGTAGGTAGCACATACCGCTTTAACCTAGACGCATTAGACGCGGCTTTGACTGGCACCCCAGAAGATGTAATGGCAGTAGATGATAGTGCTTTGGGTTGGTCATCTGATCCATCGGATGATGTGTAATGAGACGCCGAATCGCCCTACGTGGTGGAGAGATAAGAACCATCGACGGTGACGTAGCATCACAGGCTAAGGACTCAATAGATGTAGTTATTGTAAATGCCGCGCCTGTAGCTAGGTATTATTACTCGGAGTCATTCGATCCCAATGTAGCAAAGGCTCCAATCTGTTGGTCAGGAGATACACAGCGTCCTTCACCGGACATACCTGATGATCAGAAGCAATCCTCCAGATGTATGGACTGCCCTCAGAATGTTAGAGGTTCAGGTTCGTTTGGTGGTAGAGCGTGTAGGTTCTCACAGAGACTTGCTGTGACACTTACAGAAGACCCAAGTGTAGTTTATAGACTACAAATACCCGCTACTTCGATATACGGTAGAGGGAGTAATGGCAACATGCCACTGCAAGAGTACGTGAAGTTTCTATCCGCACGTGGCTCGAACACTACAGGCATTGTTACCAGAGTATATCTTGATGAAGAAAGTGCAGTACCTAAACTCTTTTTCAAACCCATCCGTTCATTGAACGAGGAAGAGTTGGACGTAGCAGATCAGATGATCTCACACTCCGACACAGTTGCGGCTATACAGACAGACGAGTATACCGTAGCTCAAGTAACTTCCCCTTTTGATGAAGTAGATGGATTTGAATTTGACGCAAATTAAATTATAGGAAAATTGATATGACACATTTAGTAAGCAACGTAGAAATCCTTTACCCACGTGTAAACCAGTGCTACCGATTCGATAACGCTGAGAACAAGAGCGTTCCATGTGATGCGTTTGAAGATGGCGCGAAGTATGAGACACAGTTCCGTATGGATAAAGACCAAGCCAAGGCACTGTACAAAGCTATGGCTACTGCGTACGCAGAACGTAAAGAGAAGACGTGGCCTGAGAAGTTAGAGATGCCATTCAAGAAAGATGATGATGGTAAGTACGTAGGTAAAGCTGTACTTAAAGGTGCGTATGGTAAAGATGCTACCGCCAAACCTAAGCAGTACGATGCCAAGAGCAAAGAACTTCCTGAGGACTTTAAGCTCACCACTGGTAGTGTTGGTAACATCGCAGTTGTGTTTGTACCTTACAACATGCGTGACAATGGTGTATCACTACGCCTTAAAGCAGTACAGGTTATCAAGTACCAAGAGCCACAATCTGCGGCTTCACCGTTCGATGTTGTTGACGGCTTTGAATTAGAGGTTGACGAAAACCCATTTGAAGTGCAAACTCCCAAAGCTGCTCCACAAGAAGCAGTAAGTGATGACATCTTTGAGGACGAACCAAAGAAAGTCTCTGAGCCTAAGAAGGTAGTAAAGAAATCGGCTCCCGCACCAAAAGATGATGCTGACCTTGCATCAATCGTCGATGAATGGGACGACTAAGTTAGTCTCTTAGTAAACTAATCCCACAGCTAGGATATATTCTGAAAAGGGCACTTCGGTGCCCCTGCTGTGGCGACTCTCGGAATTAGGTAAAGGTTATGAATGTAGAAGTATTTCTTAGAAAGACGTTGGGGAACGAAGGAAATTACTGCTTATTCGCAAGTCGCACTACAGATAGCCGCCGGATACAGAAGTTCTATGATTCTATAGGGCATCTAGCTGACGCGGCGCGTAAGTATGACAAAGATGGTTTCGATTCTTATTTTGCATTAAGTACATTTAAAGAATCAAACTCGCGGAAAGTAGATAATGTGAAACACCTGAAGTCGTTCTTCCTCGATTTAGATTGTGGTGAAGGGAAAGAATACCCAGACCAAGCAGAGGCACTCGACGCACTAAACAATTTTTGTGTAGCTCAGAAGCTACCAAGACCCATGCTAGTCAACTCAGGCCGAGGCGTACACGCTTATTGGTTCCTGACTGACGAAGTAACTCTAGACGAATGGTTGCCGGTAGCAGAGCGCCTCAAGAAGCAGTGTGTTGTACACGGGCTACTTGCAGACCCCTCGGTTACAGCAGATGCGGCACGGGTACTACGTGTACCTAAAACGCGTAACCATAAGACGAACCCACCCTGCCCTGTAGATTACTTTGCGGCTAGTACTCCTGACCCCATAGACTTCGATAAGTTCTCTGAGTTAGTTGGTGGCCCTGTGATACTCGCACCAACACGTGCTAGTGGCGGAGCTAACGCAGTGATGCAGACCCTTATGGGTAACACCGAATCCTCCTTTAAAGACATCATAGTTAAGACTATGGAAGGTAGAGGGTGTGAGCAGTTAAAGACTATATGGAAAGACCAAGAGAACTGTAGCGAACCTATGTGGCGTGCAGGGTTATCCATAGCCAAGTTCTGTTCGGATTCAGAATCAGCGGCACGTAACATATCCAAGAATCACGAAGGGTATAACCCAGAAGACACTGCGGCTAAGATGGATGGTATTAAAGGGCCATACCTATGTACGTCTTTTGATGAGTTCAACCCTGATGTATGTGGCGACTGCCCAAACTGGGGGAAAGTTAAATCCCCTATCACACTAGGTAACAAAGTACTCCGCGCCGCGCCATCGGATAACGTGGTAGAAGCTCCGGCTCTACACTTACCTAACAGCCCAACCAGTACGTACACCATACCTGAATACCCTAAGCCATACTTCCGAGGACAGAACGGTGGTGTGTATATACGCAGTCGTAATGAAGATGGGGATATGGACGAGACCCCTATATACCACAACGACTTGTACGTAGTGAAACGTATCCTAGATGAGGAGATAGGAGAGGCTGTGGTAATGCGTTTACACCTCCCTCGTGATGGTGTACGTGAGTTCACTGTACCCCTAACCTCAGTTACATCTCGTGAAGAGTTCCGTAAGCAGATGGCAATGCAAGGTGTAGCTGTAACTAAGATGGATGACCTTATGAATTACACTACCACATGGGTTAATGAGCTACAGGCTAACAGTACAGCCGATGCCGCCCGTAGACAGTTTGGTTGGACAGACGATAACTACGATGCGTTTGTACTAGGCAACCAAGAACTGACCGCAACAGAGACTAAGTTCAACCCTCCCTCTACGACCACTGTCGGACTGATGCACCTGTTCGAGCCAAAGGGGACGTTAGATGAGTGGAAGAGCATGGCTAACTTCTATAACAAAGATGGCTTTGAGATGCACCAGTACATAGTAGGTACAGCGTTTGGGTCTCCTCTCATGGAGTTCTCCCCCATCGCTTGTGCAGGGTTCCACATCCACAGTAAGGACTCTGGTGTAGGTAAGACTACAGCTATGTTCGTGGGGGCATCAGTATGGGCAGAGCCAGAAGGTATGGTGCTGTCAGAGAATGACTCGCAAGCGTCACGTATGAACCG